GACTTTAATGATGATGAAGAAGACTGGGACTGATGAATTGGTATAGCAAAATAGTAAGCGACTGGAGTGAAATTCCGAACTGTATTCAATTTTTTGAAAAAGAACTATTGGATGCAAGAAAAGAGGTAAAGATAAAAGGAAACATAGAAAAAAATGCTACCTATCTTCCTGCTTATGTTGAATTACGTTTCGGTCAATTACAAGAAATAGAAGCAATATTAGAACATCTAAATATTCAGTTACGAAAAAAGAGAAGTTCGTATCTTAGAAAATATTTAGAAAATTATAACAAAGTTTTAAGTAGCAGAGACGCCGAGAAATACGCAGATGGCGAAGATGAAATTGTTGCAATTGGCGAATTGATAAATCAAGTTGCTTTGGTTAGAAATCAATATCTAGGAATAACAAAAGGATTCGAAATTAAGCACTTTCAACTGTCAAACATTATTAAGTTACGTGTGGCAGGAATGGAAGATTCAGAAATTAACACATATTAGGGTAGAGACAATAATGACTGGAATTCATATAGTTAAGAGAAATGGAGAGAAAGAGAGTTTAGATTTAGAAAAGATGCACAAGGTAGTGTTTCAAGCCTGTAACAATATTAACGGAGTATCTGCAAGTGAAGTTGAATTAAAATCACATCTTTCATTCTACAGTGGAATGACAAGCAGTGAGATACAAGAAACACTAATCAAAGCGGCAGCCGAATTAATATCAGAAGACTTGCCAAACTATCAATGGGTTGCTGGCAATCTAATCAATTATCATATTAGAAAAGAAGTATACAATAACTATGAACCATGGCATATCGCTGAGTTAGTTAATAAGAATGTCAAATCTGGATTTTATGATAAAGCATTATTAGAAGATTATTCAATAGAAGAATGGGAAAAGATTAATGGTTTTATCAAACACGATAGAGATTTTGACATCACTTATGTTGGAATGGAACAGTTTCGTGGTAAGTACTTAGTACAAAATCGAGTTACAAATAAAATTTATGAAACGCCACAAATGGCATATATACTAATTGCGGCAACATTATTCAGTGATTATCCAAAAGAAGAAAGATTAAGATGGGTTAAGGATTATTATGATGCTATCAGTACATTTGATATTTCATTACCAACGCCTGTTATGGCTGGTGTTCGTACACCACAGAGACAATTCAGTAGTTGTGTGTTAATTGAAACAGATGATAGTTTAGATAGTATCAATGCGACATCTAGTGCTATTGTTAAATATGTCTCTCAGAAAGCAGGAATTGGGGTTGGTGCGGGTAGTATCCGTGCTATAAACTCACCTATTCGTAATGGCGATGCATCACATACTGGCGTTATTCCATTCTATAAGATGTTTCAAGCGGCAGTTAAATCGTGTTCACAGGGCGGTGTCCGCGGCGGTGCGGCAACATTATACTACCCTTGTTGGCATTTAGAAGTAGAAGATTTACTTGTATTAAAGAATAATAAAGGCACAGAAGACAATCGTGTTCGTCATATGGACTATGGAGTTCAATTCAACAAACTTATGTATGAACGACTAATGCAAGGTGGCAACATCACATTATTCAGTCCACAAGATGTTCCTGGTTTGTATGAATCATTCTTTAATGACCAAGATAAGTTCCGTGAACTCTACGAAACAGCAGAACGTAAGACATCTATTCGTAAGAAATCAGTGCCTGCAATTGACTTATTTTCATCATTTATGAATGAACGCAAGAACACAGGACGTATCTATCTGATGAATGTAGACCACGCAAATGACCATAGTTCTTTTGATACATCTGTAGCACCGATTAAACAATCAAATTTATGTTGTGAAATTACTCTTCCTACTAAGCCACTAACAAGTGTCCATGACGAAGAGGGAGAAATTGCTCTCTGTACACTCAGTGCTATCAATTGGGGAAATATTAAATCACCAGAAGATTTTAAAAAGCCATGTGAGTTAGCAGTGAGAGGACTTGATGCTCTATTGAGTTATCAAAATTATCCACTGATTGCAGCCGAGTTGGCAACAAATAACAGGAGACCTTTAGGCGTAGGCATTATTAATTTTGCGTATTGGTTGGCTAAAAATGATACGAATTATTCTGACCCTAACTTAGAGTTAGTTGACGAATGGGCAGAAGCATGGAGTTATTATCTGGTTAAAGCATCTAATGACTTAGCAAAAGAGATAGGTCCATGTCCTAAATCAGACGAAACAAAATACGGCCATGGTGTTGTGCCAATCGACACTCGTAAGAAAGAGATTGATGAACTCGTTGCTCATAAAGAAAGAATGCCTTGGGCATCTCTTAGAGAAGACCTTAAAGAATATGGAATTAGAAATTCAACACTAATGGCACTTATGCCTGCTGAAACATCAGCCCAGATTTCAAATTCTACAAATGGTATTGAACCGCCACGTAGTCTTGTTAGTGTTAAACAATCAAAGCACGGAGTACTGAAACAAGTTGTTCCTGGTATTCACAAGTTAAAGAGTAAATATGAACTTCTATGGGACCAGAAAAGTCCAGAAGGTTATTTAAAGATTATGGCAGTATTACAAAAGTATATTGACCAAGGTATCTCAGTGAACACAAGTTATAATCCAGTACATTTTGAAGATGAGAAGATTCCAATGTCAGTGATGTTGCAACATCTTATTATGTTTTACAAGTATGGTGGCAAGCAATTGTATTACTTTAACACATTTGACGGACAAGGCGAACTAGATATAAATGCTCTTAATGATGAACCATTAGAGCCTGGATTAATAGATGATGAAGACTGTGAAGGTTGCACAATATAGAGGAATGATGAAATGACGGTTTTTAATTCGAAAAACAGACAGGACCACACAAAAGCACAAGCATTTTTAGACCCGTCTGGAGGAGTAACAATCCAACGATATGATATGTTAAAATATAAACAATTTGATAAACTTACTGACAAACAGTTGGGTTTCTTTTGGCGACCAGAAGAAGTTGATTGCAACAAAGATGCAAACGACTTTAAACTTCTTACAGAAAATGAACAACATATTTTTACGAGTAATCTTAAAAGACAAATCATATTAGATAGTGTACAAGGTAGAGCGCCAGTTGAAGCATTTGGACCTCTAGTATCTATTCCAGAACTAGAAGCATGGATTCAAACTTGGACATTCAGTGAAACAATTCACTCACGCAGTTACACACATATTATTCGTAATGTGTATGCTAATCCTAGTAAAGTATTTGATGAGATGATGAATATTCCTGAGATTACAGACTGTGCGGATGCTATCAGTACTAACTATGACGAACTTATTGCCCTTTCATTACAGTATCAATACCTAGGAGTAGGCAATCATACAGTGAATGGCAAGAAAGTTGAAGTAGACTTATACGAACTTAAGAAAGCATTATACAAAACACTGATGAGTGTTAATATCCTAGAAGGTGTTCGTTTCTATGTATCATTTGCTTGTAGTTGGGCGTTTGCTGAACTTAAAAAGATGGAAGGCAATGCGAAGATTATTAAACTAATTGCACGTGATGAAAACTTGCACTTGGCATCTACTCAATCACTTCTAAAGATTTTACCTAAAGACGACAAAGATTATATTAAGATTGCTAAAGAAACAGAAGAAGAATGTATTCAGATGTTTGTTGATGCAGTTGAACAAGAAAAAGCATGGGCTGAGTATTTGTTTAAAGATGGCTCAATGCTCGGACTAAATGCACAATTACTAAATGATTACATTGAATGGATATGTTGTAAACGTATGATTAGTGTTAATTTAAAATGTCCATACACTGTTCCACAATCAAATCCATTACCATGGACACAGAAATGGATTGCAGGAGCAGATGTACAAGTAGCACCACAAGAAACAGAAATCACTTCGTATATTCAAGGCGGAGTCAAACAAGACGTATCAGAGGATACATTCGGCGGAATGACATTATGATGCAATTAGATAAGATTGGCACAATAGAGTATGAAGTGAAAGATTTCGTTGCATTAGTTCCTCATAATGATGCTAATTTTTGTTTGGTTCCTAGGACGGTTGACCAAAAGACTATCTTAAAATTGCAAAAGATTATGATGGACATTGGCAATGCTAATGTAAAAAATGGAATATGTGGAAAGTATAAAACAATAATGTCGTTTGTTGATGACTATCCAATAGTAGAATTATATACTGATTAATAGAAATGGAAATACGTAAATGAAAATTGTACTAGCAACCGGCGGATTTGACCCAGTTCATTCTGGGCATATTTCATATCTTAAAGCCGCAAAAGAATTGGGCGACTATCTAATCGTAGGCTTAAACTCTGATGAATGGCTAGAACGTAAAAAAGGTAAAGCATTTATGCCTTGGAACGAACGTCTTAATATTGTAAACAACTTGCAAATGGTAGACGAAGTGTTTACATTCATGGATGATGACGACACGGCTATAAACTTTATAAAACAAGTTAACGCACACTATCCATTTGACCAACTAATTTTTGTTAATGGCGGAGATAGAACAGCAGACAATGTTCCAGAAATGGTATTCAAGGATATTGATTTTGTGTTTGGTGTAGGCGGCGATGACAAAAAGAACTCAAGCAGTTGGATATTAGAAGAATGGAAAGCACCTAAAACTATTCGTGATTGGGGATATTACAGAGTCTTACATGAAGATGGCCCAAACACAAAAGTAAAAGAATTAACAGTAGAGTCAGGAAAATCACTGAGCCTTCAACAACATCAATATAGGTCTGAATATTGGCACGTATCATCTGGGATTGCTACTTGCAAAGTAGATGGCGAAGAGAAGACAATAATTAAGGGTGAATCAATAGTTATACCGACTGGTTCGTGGCATAGTTTAAGCAACAAGCAGGACTCTCCGTTGCGTATAGTAGAAATTCAAACTGGAGAAAAATGTGAAGAGGACGATATTACACGTGTGCCTCGTTCACCGCAACAAATTGGAAAACGAAAGTATTTAAATAAGGAGTAATATATGGAAGTAACTACAAATAACTATAAGGAAAATGGTATGAATCTATTAAGTTTAACAGAGAAAGAAATAGCCCAGTTAATCGAGTCTTTGGCTAAGAATCCAGAAATTAAAGAAGACGAAAAATCTCCAACGTTGAATTTCTACTACACGCAAT